CCTGACCTTAAAACCAATCATTTTGTGGAAGAGGAGATTCGTAGGGTCCTGCTCAAGCGCATGCCTGAGTTCTTTCCGGAGCTTCCGCTGTCCGACAAATGGGAGAAGGTGTACGATCCCTCTCCGCTGACTCACACATCTAACTGGACCCTGCTTGGATCCAGGAAGAAGGAGGGCACACCGTATCAGATCAAGTACATTCTGGACTGGGATCCAGAGACGAATGAGATGAGCATCGATGACAATGTCCCGACGCACGTTACACCCGATCTGCTCAAGAAGCTCACGATCCGCGCAAGCCCTTCCTCAGAGACTCAGATGACTGAGGAGGCAAACTCCCGATTTCAAAAGAAGAAGGAGCAGGAGGAGATCCGTGCATCTACAGGTGCTCAGCGTGGGCGTGCAACGGCTCGTGAGGAGGGTGAGAAGCGTGGATCCCGTGCATCCACTCCAGAGCGAAACACATACCGCCTGCCTCTTTCAGATGACATGGTTGGCTATTACCGTGATCACGTAATGAACCTTGCCTCCTTCAGGTATACGAGCTATGAGGACTGGATCAACACGGGTATCTGCCTCAAGAACATCCATCCAGATTCCCTAGAGACGGTGTTCTATGACTTCAGCGCCCAGTATGAGGATTATGACCCGCGCCTGGCACAATCCAAGTGGGATAGCTTTAGTTTCCGCACGAACGGTCCGGTTCTATCAGAGCGTAGTCTCCGCATGTGGTCTCGCATGGACAACCCAGGTGAGTACGACAAGATTGAGATGAAGAACATCGAGGAGCTGGTGGAGGAGGCCACAAAGACGATGACGGAGCACGATATGGCTCGCGTGGTCTTTGCGATGTTCCGAGATGAATTCAAGTGCTCAGACTATGGTCAGAATGAATGGTATCGATTCGTAGGTCACGTGTGGCGCCTGACCAAGAAAGGCGTTGGTCTCCTTGCAAAGCTCTCCAGCGACGTCTGGAAGAAGTTTGTGGAGAAGGAGAATGCGATGGGACGCTTGAAGGAGGTTACGGAGCCGTGCTCTTGTGGTGGAAGCAAGAAGAAGGGTGAGGAGCCTGCCGAGCCTTGTGAGATGTGCAAGATTGAGAAGAAGAAGCAGAGGTATGTGGATGCCCAGAAGAAGCTGAAGACCACCGCATTCAAGAAGAACGTGATGGAGGAGTGTAGGCTACTGTTCTTGGATGAGGAGCTTGCCGTCAAGCTAGATACAAACAAGAACCTGATCGCCTTCAACAATGGGATCTTCGACACCTTGAACATGGAGTTCCGTGATGGTAAGGCCGAGGACTACCTGAGCTTCAGCACGGGTCTTGATTTCCACAAGGATCGCCACTATACTGAGTACGTGTGTTGGAATGAACTCTGGAAGTTCCTGAGCAGTATCCTGCCTGATCCAGAGGTTCTGAACTACTTCATGGCTCACCTTGCAACCTGTATGGTGGGTGGCAATCCAGCACAGAAATTCCACATCCTTACGGGTTCTGGCTCCAACGGCAAGTCTATGTTGGTGATTCTGATGGCAACCTGTATGGGAACCTATGCATGCAAGGCTCCTATCACACTGATCACGCAAGATCGTGGTAAGGCAGGTGTTGCAAATCCCGAGCTAGTCCGTATGAAGGGCAAGCGCTTCGTCACCATGCAGGAGCCAGAGGAGGGAGCCAACATCAAGACGGGTCTCATGAAGGAGTTGTCTTCTTGCGAGAAGATCACGGCTCGTGATCTATTTGCTGGATCCAAGGAGATGGTAGATATTGAGATTCAGGCAAAGTACCACGTATCTTGCAATAACAAGCCAAAGGTGGATACACAGGATGGAGGCACATGGCGCCGTTTGCTAGTTGTGGACTTCCCGAACAAGTTCGTTCCGAATCCTACCGCTCCGAATGAACTGCCGGATGACAAGACCATTCAGATGAAGGTTGAGAGTGTGGAGTGGGCTGAGTGTATGATGAACTACCTGGTGACGATCTTCAAGGAGGGACATGGATTCAGGAAGCTCCCTGTTCCAGAGAAGGTGACCTTGAGTACCAGTGAGTACAAGAGTGAGACAGATGTTGTGGGTCGGTTCATCACGGAGTTTATTCACCCGCTGGAGGAGGGTGTCAAGACCGGAGAGTACGTCACCACTGGAATGATGAACCGCGAGTTCCAGAGGTGGAAGCAAGAGAACAACCTTACGCATGGCACAACGGTTGAGCTCAAGAAGAGGATTGAAACTACATACGGTCCACACCCTAAACACGGCTGGACTTCCTTCCAGTTCGGGCCCGCCTAGCCTGGTAGCGCTTAGAGCCCTTGCGACCACGGTAGGTCTTGCGACGACGAGCGCCATATGCGGGTGTCGGTGCAGGCACTGAACTCACAGGCTCAGGGGTAGCAGGAGTAGATGAAAACCAAGTGCGAGGATCCCAACCCATTTTAATAAAATCACGTTATTTTTTAATGAACGGCAAGTTGAATATCATTCTAGACATCGACAACACCTTACTCGAGTACATGGTCAAGGATGCCCCTTGGAAGGAACTCCCTGAAGAGGAGAAGAAGAAATATGATTTTTACCAGGGGTTTGTTCTGCGCCCCGAGCTGTGGGACTTTATGGCCTGGATGAAGAAACTTGCAAAGACTGTGAACTTATGGACACTGTCTGACCGCGACTATGCAAACTGGGTGAAGGAGATCATTGAGGAGAGGATGGGTGAGGGATTTATTACACACGTCTGGTGTGATGAAGATGATGAACAGGCGCAAGCACACGCAAATCCTGCTAAGAAGATTCAGAAAAATCTGAACTGGATTTGGGATCAGGGAATTTTCAAGCCCTGCGACACAATCCTGATCGACGACTACGAGATCAATATTAAGAATGAAGCCAACTACCGTAACGGGATCCAAATCAGGAAGTTCGCGTTATGGAGTCGTGTGACAAAGAGGGACCCATTTGGGCCTTATAAGGATATGTCAAAAGACCGTGCGTTGTTAGATGTGGTGGACGAGATCAAGAAGATTGATCAATCGAGACTATGTACTAGTCCCGATTCGCGTCCTATTGAGAAGGCTGTATTACGAGTGAGTGTTCCGGGCGGTCGTAGGCGACGACGCAAGCTTACTCAGCGCGCTTCGCGCCGATCCGGGACAACACGTAGGTCCGGAGGAGGCCGATCGTGAAGACGACCAGCACGAACGACACAACGAGGTTCACGAAGGCAACGAGGACCTCGCCGACCTTGAGGGTGACACCGCCCATTGAGACGCTGAAGGCACCAACACCCTTGCCGGCCGACGCGGCCGGGGCGAGGAGCGGGGTGAGGATGTCCTCAGAAAGGGACTTGAAGAACTCTCCAACGACACCTCCGAGGTAGAACGACGCAGTGAGGATGATAATGTCCCGTGTATCAAGCATTTTTATTATGATGGGTATACTTTATTTCGTAAAGACAATGGATACTAGGTTCTGGGGACCCAGTGCGTGGCAATTATTTCACTTGATTGCGTTTACTTCAAAACATCCCGACGATGTTCTCAATCAGATGAAAGATGTACTGCCTTGTAAGTTTTGCAGGGCGTCTACAACCGAGTTCGTCCACAAACACCCCCTCCGTGGCGACCCTGGTCGATGGTTGTATGATATTCACAACATGGTAAACAACAAGTTACGGACTCAATGCAAAGATGATCCATCTGTCGTAGATCCCGGTCCAGATCCAGAGTTTGAGGCTGTCAAAAAGCACTACAAATCCCTGAAGCCCACGGCGGTTCCTGGCGGGGACTTCTTGGGTGCAATCTCGGCAAACTATCCCGAGTCACCTGAACCTGAGCAGATGGCTACACAGAGGACCTTTTTACATGCATTGCATCACGCATATCCATATCCCGAACTCCGTAAGGTCTATTCTGAATATATCACCGCTCACGAGCCCGAGTTAGCATCTCGCAGGACATATATGAAGTGGATGCACGGCCTGCTGAGTGTCTTGTCAAAAAAGGTAGGATCTCCTATGCCATCCTTCAAGGGATTTGCTCATCATCTTGCGTATTTTAGGAGCGGTTGCTCCAAAAAGACGTATCATGGAAAAACGTGTAGGAAAACGGCAGGCGGTCGCACAAAGGACCGCGATCACCGAAAGACCTTCCGTGTTTCTCATTCTAGGTTACTTGTTTGATTTGGGTTTATTCTTGGAGCTTGCTAGAGCTTGTTCCTGCAACCGTGCGTGTTTTGCAGAGTACACGTCTGCCTTCTTCTCTTTATCAGTCTTCTTTGACTCACGACGTGTCTTAGGCGGATCCATCTTAGAGTGGTTTGCTTTCACTCAGAGATTTCCATTTTAGTACATGTTGCCACCGCTACGGCTCTTGCGTCCACGGCGTGTGCGGCGACGTCCGCCAACCGGGGCGGCGTCGTGAGTGGACGAAGGCAGGTCGGCATTGGGCTCAACGGCACCCTCAGCACCACCCTTGTACGTCTTCTTGGCCATCTTGAGGATGTCACCAAACTTCTTTCCCTTGTGAGACTTCATCGTCTTCTTAACATGAGCGAGCCACTTATTTGCCATTTTGTTTAATGCTCAAGAAGTTATTGGAGACCCGCCGGTTTTTCAACAAGACCCGGCGTGGATCCAAATAGAATCCACTGGCATCCATACGCAGTGGCCACCTGTGGATTAATACCCTCCTTTCCAAATACGGGGTCTGGCGCAACTAAGGTAATTGAGTTGCGATTAAACGCCACAAGCTCGGCATAGTCGCGAGGGTGAACGGCCTGTCCAAAGGTAAGGCGACGGAGGTGAGAATCTGTCCAGGACATATTGACCATATCGGCAAGGTCAGACCCCTGCACCCCACCTGAAACGATAATCAGTTTATTTGCAAGTGCCTCTACTTGAATACTCTGCGGATCACTGTACTCGCGAGGCAGTAGGTTGCGATGAACAGTTGTGTTGAGACACTCGGCTGCCTTGTTCAATGTGACTATATTTGAGGTGTGAGGAACGATGGAGAGAACGAATGGATCCTTGCTAGGAAATGCCTGGATCAAGGCTACGCAGACTGAGTCAAATGTCCAGTTATCGTATGCATAATCATATCCGCGGTTCAATGGAACCTTAGAGACGATTGGATTCCCATTCTCATCTGCATATAGATGGACTTCTAGGAGCCTACGGCCTGATGCTACGACTGCAGATGCATCCTCATAGGTTCCTCCATGAATCACATAATCACAGAGGCGCTTGGGTTCAGGTGGCGGGGCTGTTTCTTCCTGCTCAGCCTTTGTCTCCCGCCAGACTGTATATCCGAGAACGCCAACAAGGGCTACTGCAAGTGCTGTCTCCATTACTTCTTCTCGGAAGGTAATTTTGGCATCTTGAACAAAAGTCCACGAAAGGCATTCACGACCTCATCGGGGATCCGCTCTTCCATCGGAATTTCCATAAGACAGCAATGATGAAAATATAAGCAGTACATTCCACACTCTGAATCCTTGAACTGATGACGAGTGGCGTTAAAGGTCATTTTCATACCCTGCTTATGTTTGCCGGTCTTGTCCCACTGTTCTTTCCAGCGTCGCATCAAAACCTTGATCTCGGGTTCAGGCTGGTGCGCATACGAGTCAAAATATGTGATTCGAGGATATTCAAGCTCCTCTCGGATATCACAAAACAGAGCAATCCAGTGTGAGCCAGGACCATCATGGGGATCGGTATTAAATACAATACCAATTTGTTCATGACCCTTTTTGGCCAGTTCTGGAAGCTTCATACTGCAGAGGGCGCTTACAATACACTCTTGTGTTTCGGACTTCAAATCGAAGTCAATTGGAATGCATCCAACAAAGAAGTACTTGGGAAAAACCTCCATATAGTTCTTCTCCACGTGATCAATGTCATCTGATGATAACCACTCGTATCGATTGATCGCCCATTGTTTTGGAGCACGAGGCCTTTGCATCAGAGAGGTCACAATGCATTCAGCAGATCCGGTTGTGCATTTGTCATGAAGACGATGTTGAAGATTTGTCCACATTTCTTCCGGTGTTCCCTTTTTAACGGGATCTTCCTTTGGATGTTCTTTGTTGTAAACTGTGCGGAGACGCTCAATCTCCTCTGTGTCAAGCCAGGACATTCCTTGGTATAAAACGGATACTTTTAAACCAGGAAAGAGCAAGTCACAATGGATGCCCTTAAACCTGTTCTCTCCGCCTATGCAGATGTTACTCGCCGACTCAATGATGTTAATGCGGCTGCTTCCGAGCTTCGCGATGACCGTCGCACAATTGAACTGGATCTCGCAGCTCTCTACGCAACTTCCCGTGAACCACTCCCCGACAAGATTAATCTATCGAGCTCCGGAATGGTCTTTGCGGTCAAACGTCCAAACCAATGGAAGAAGGGTTGGACGCTCTCCAAGAAAGAATTGAAGATGTATTTGGATGAACTTATGCCTCAGCGAGCTGAGGAGATTATGAATGAGATTGTTAAACGCCAAGAGGCAAAGATGGTGGAGACTGATTACGGATTTGAGCTGAAGGTTGTGAAGAAGGATTGAGAGTTATCTCGATCTCATGAAGTGTTCTCTGAATATCTGCTAGATGACGTTTTGCTTGGTCCAGGTTTTCACGTGGGAGAAACCCACTCTGGATACGCGTAAGATTACACACGAGCGAACCATTTGTGCTCAACAGACGAGTAGCCAGAGTAGATAAAGGCTTCACCATCAACGTGATATGACTATCACTAACACATTATTTTTAAGTGCTATCATCCACCCGCTCGACGAAGTACTTTAGGAGCTTGTCGGACAAATCACGAACACTGAACTCCCAGACGCCACTCCAGTTCGGACGAATAATCTTGCGAACATCCTTGATACCATCGAGAATGGCGTGGCGGTCAACATATTTGCGATTGACGTGAGTTCCGTGATAAAGGTGGTATACGGCTCCGGATGTGCAACTGATTCTAGGCTTAGGCTGTTTATCAAACTCCTCGTATGCCGGAACCAGAGCGGGCTTGAGATATGTACTTGGAAACTTGATAGATAGCCATGCAGCGGCCGACAGTGTGTCTCCACTACCTGTGATCCCGTACTCAAAGAATCCAACCTTGCGGAACCACTTGCGAGTGAATGCCCACGCAAACCCAGGATGAAGCTTATGATCAAAGGTCTTTTTCTTATCCATATAGATGACAGACTCTCGAACCTGCATGATATTCGTATATGTCAAATCCATCCAGACTGCAGTGGTAAAGGGTTGAATAACATCGTTGTCATTCAGAGCTCCAGAGACCTCAGAATACCAGTCTGGATTACCAAAGATGATGTCTGCATCCATGAACATCACCTTGGAGTAATACCACGGGATCATCCCTTCTAGAAGAGTGCATAACCTCTCCTTGTGAAACATATGGGACTTACCATATACATGAAATGCATCCTTGATCTCCGGCTCGCTCTTGTAGAAGACTAACTCAAGAGTGTAATATGGAATTTTTGCAAGTTT